GAGGGGGGATTTATGCCGCTTAAAAAAGGCAAAAGTAAGAAAACAGTAAGTAGCAATGTTAAAAAGTTGCGTGGGGAAGGGTATCCCCAACGTCAAGCGGTAGCGATAGCTATGAACACAGCAGGTAAAAGCAAAAAAAAGGCTCGCAAACGCTCGTAGATATACTATTATACGCAACAATATAGGACTTATGGGGTATATTTGTTGTGGATGCAATTCAAATAGTGCAATTCGTTCAACGCACTTTAAAGAATAGACAAGCAAGTGTTGTAGACTGTCTGGAAAGAAACGGAATTTCGACGATGGAACAGTACCAACACTGCATGGGAGAATTGAACGCTTTATCTTACATCGACCAGGAACTCTCGGACCTGCTAACAAAACAGGAGCAAAATGATGAAATCACAGGAAACATCGTCTGAAACACCTACTGAACCGCCCTCGGTTCTTGAAAATGTTTATGTTCAATCGGAAGAACTGTTTTTAGATCCCACTAAGCTTGAACTTTCTGCTATTGAGCGAATGCCTCAACCTGCTGGCTGGCGGCTGTTGGTATTACCTTATCGTGGGAAAGGCATGACTGACGGAGGGATTTTACTGACGGAGCAGACCAAGTTTGAAGATCAGCTCCAAACTGTGGTGGGCTACGTGGTGAAGCAAGGTCCTTTAGCATATGCCGATACATCCAAATTTTCTGATGGTCCTTGGTGTAAAGAAGGGGATTGGGTAATTTTCCCACGTTATGGGGGTACTCGGTTTAAGATCGAAGGAGGGGAATGCCGCATCATTAATGATGATGAGGTCATTGCCTCGATTATAAACCCTGACGATATTTTGAGTTTATGAGGAAAAGCTAATGGCTACTAAAAATAAGCATGAGGCCAATGATGGCAATGTAGAGCTGGATTTTGACGGTTACGAAGAGACGGAAATTGAGGTAAAAAGCAAGGAAGAAAAACCGGCTGAGAAGGAAGAGAAAGAAGAGAAGGAAGAGGTGGTCGAAGAAGTTACCGCCCAAGAAGACGAAGCAGATGAGCACGCGGAAGTTAGTAAGAATGTTCAGAAGCGTATAGACAGGCTTACTAAAAAAATGCGTGAAGCTGAACGCCAGAGAGAAGAGGCTTTAAGCTTTGCCCAAGCGCAAAAAGCGGAAGCCGATAAGTTAAAAAGCCGTGTTAACACTTTAGACCACGGGTATTTAAACGAATACGGCGGTCGGATAAAAGCAGAACAAACGCAAGCGCAGGAGGATCTTAAAAAATCGATGCTTGCTAACGACCCTGATGGTGTGGTTCAAGCGCAAACTAAAATATCTCAATTAGCCGTTGCAGCTAATGAGTATGCAAAGGCCGCGCAACAACAAGAAATACGGACGCAACGTGCGCAACAAGCTCGGACACAACCGCAACAAGCCCAACAACCGCAACAAGCCCAACAATATCAAGCTGCGCCGCCTACTGAAGCGCCTGACCCTAAAGCCGAAAGATGGGCCGGAAAGAACTCATGGTTTGGGCAAGATGAGGCAATGACGTTTGCCGCTTTTGGGATTCATAAGAAGATGGTAGAGGAAGAAGGATTTGACCCGAAAAGCGATGACTATTATGATGAGCTAGATCACCGCATCAAGGAAAATTTTCCTGAGAAGATCGGTGCAAGTAACGGGACAGGCAAAAGACGCGTTCAGACTGTTGCCAGCAACTCCCGAGGTAAATCTACTGGACGTAGTAGAAAGGTTAAACTCACCCAGAGCCAAGTAGCAATATCTAAAAGATTGGGTGTGCCACTAGACGAATACGCGAAATACGTCAAACAATAGGAGAAGCTGATGTCACCAAGCAAAAAAGGTTTTGAGGGCACTAGAACTCCTCGCGCAGATACAACTAGAGAAAAAACACAAAAGCGTAAGCCTTGGGCACCAAGCTCTAGCTTAGATGCACCACCTGCACCCAATGGGTACAAGCTTCGCTGGATACGTTCAGAAGCTCGTGGTTTTGCCGACACTAAAAACGTCTCAGCACGACTTCGAGAAGGATACGAGTTGGTTCGGGCCGATGAGTTTCCAGATTTTGAAGCGCCAGTGATCGATTCAGGTAAATACGAAGGTGTAATAGGGGTTGGAGGGCTTATGTTGGCTAAGATTCCATTGGAAACTGTGGCGGAGCGAAATGCTTATTACCAAGGCCGGGCTACGGACTTGCAGGAAGCAGTGGACCAGGATCTTATGAGAGAAAACGCCCATAACTCAATGTCGATCAATAAACCTGATCGGCAAACTCGTGTAACTTTTGGTGGTCCTCGAAAAGAGTGACCTTTTAGGAGATTAGTCTTATGGCAAATCAAGAAACAGCCTATGGTCTACGTCCTATTGGCATGGTGGGTAGTGGTCCCAATTCAACGGGTATCACGGAATATGAAATCGCTAGTGGTAATACAAATGTTATCTATAACGGCGAAATTTGTGTCCCTTTGGCCTCTGGGTATATAGATCAAGCGGGTGATACCGCAGGTGGTACAACACAAGCATTAGGTGTGCTTACAGGTGTTATGTACCAAGACTCGACGCAAAAGAAGCCTGTCTGGCTCAATTACTGGCCCGGTTCTGCTGGTGTAAGTGTGGATACTAATTATCCAGTACGCGCTTATGTTGCTGATAACCCTAACCAGTTATTTCAAGTTTCATCAGACGCTTCTTTGACTAACAAAGCTACGGCGCAAGCAGCCGTCTTTGCCAACACTGATTTGGGAACTTCGGCTCGTACTGGTTCTACTGATACAGGCAAGTCAAGTTCTGAGGCAAGTGTGGCAAATATCGCTGCAACGGCTACTTTACCGTTGCGTATTGTAGGTATTGTCGATGACGATGCTAATGGTGACTACACTGCGGCGGGTATTCCGCTCAAAGTGCGGTTGAACGCTCACTTTAACGCCGGTTCTCGTCGCTTTGATTCACAGACGACTGCCGACTCAACTGGTTTATAAGGAGGCCCTGAATGACTATTTCTCGCGCTCAATTAGCGAAGGAACTAGAACCCGGCCTGAATGCCTTATTCGGGTTGGAGTATGACAGGTATGAAGACGAAGCTGCGGAAATCTTTTCCGGTGAAAGTTCTGACAGAGCTTTTGAAGAAGAGGTTATGTTGTCTGGTTTCGGCACAGCACCTGTTAAATCGGAAGGTAGTGCAATTAACTTTGATGACGCGCAGGAGACTTACACTGCTCGTTACACAATGGAAACGATTGCTCTTGCTTTCTCTATCACTGAAGAAGCTGTGGAAGACAATTTGTACGATAAGTTAGCTACTCGCTATACTCGTGCATTGGCTCGATCTATGGCTCAAACTCGACAAATCAAAGGTGCTAGTGTTTTGAACAATGCCTTTTCTACTGCATCTCCAATAGGAGATGGAGCGGCATTATGTTCAGCGGCACACCCTTCTTTGTCTGGAAATCAGGACAACTTGTTGGCAACTCCTGCTGATCTTAATGAGACATCTTTAGAAGAGGTTCTTATACAGGTGGCAGGTTTTACTGATGAGCGTGGTCTGAAGATTGCTGTTCGTGGCACTAAGTTATTGATTCCTAAAGAACTTCAGTTTATTGCTGAAAGGATCATTAATTCTAACCTACGTCCAGGTTCAGCAGACAATGACATTAACGCAATGAAATCAATGGGAATGCTCCCAGAGGGAGCGGTGGTAAACCACTTCTTCACTGATGCCGATGCGTGGTTTGTTAAAACTGACTGTCCCAACGGTTTTAAAGTTTTCAACCGTACCCCTTTAACTACGGGTACTGAAGGAGACTTTGATACTGGTAACCTAAGATTCAAGGCTCGTGAGAGATACGCTTTTGGTGTTTCTGATTGGCGTTGTGTTTATGGCACACCGGGCGCATAAGTAACTTCAATGTTACAGAGAAAGGGCGGCAATCTTGTCGCCCTTTTTTTATTTGGGTATACTGCTTTTGTTCACTGACTATCGCATCCCGTGATAGACACTAGCCACGACAGGAGAACACCACATGGCTACACATTTTAAAGGTCCGATTCTTTATTCCGCTGCCCGTAAAGGGCTTGAAAACCTCCAAGTTGGGGTTTGGCCCGATCAGGCGGTTTTCCTAGATGATTTTACCGGCGTGGTTTTAGATGCTACCAATGACTGGACGGTGGTAAAAGACACCAGTGCTACGGTTGCTATTACAGCAGATGCAGCTACAGGTGTTCTTGCTCTTACTTCGCAAGCTACTACTGATGATGACGGTGCTTCGATTCAGGGTAATGAAATTTGGCAGTTACCCACGACTGCGGGAGAAAAGCTCTATTTTGAATCCCGTTTTTCTATTGCTAGTACCGCTGGTAGTAGTGTGGGACAAATGGATGTTTGGGTGGGTCTTACTGAAAACTTTGCAACTCACCCAGAAAACGCCTTTTTAGCGACTAACCGCATAGGTTTTCAGCTAGACGATGGTTCGTCTCTTACGCGATTAATTAGTGAGTCAGGTGGAACAGAGACAGAAACTGAATTGGCTTCTACCTATAACTTGGTTGATGACACTTACGTTACCCTCGGTTTTATCGCCACTAAAGGCACAACTACGGATACGGTAGAGTATTACCATAACCGTAAGTTGGTAGGTACTCATACTACCAATGTCCCTACTGCCTTACTGACCCCAGCAATGGTGGAAATTACAGGGGATGCTACAGGTACTAAGAGCATGAGTGTTGATTACATAATGGCTGCGGTTGATCGTGGAGTTACCTATTAATGGGAGCGCCGCGAAAGCGAGCGAGAACCAAAAAGGGGGAATTTAGAGGGGATAACCCCTCTACCCCCGACATTAATGAAGCTTGGGAGGATACCACTGTGGCGACTAAGAAAGCTCCAGCAAAGAAGAAAGCGGCTACTAAACCCGTGACTAAAAAGGCTCCTGCAACTAAGGCCAAAGCCGGTTTTCCGCCTCCGGGGAGTGCGGCTCACAAAGCCATGATTTTACGTGGCGAAATTAAGGAGTAATGTATGGCAGGATCAGATACTTTTTCGACCTATATCACTCCTACGGGGTTAGCGGCGGCTGATCCTAACGGGGTATGTCTGACACAAACGCCGGGAAGTGCTAGTGATTTAACTATTAACGGCGCTTTGCAAAGCGGTGGTGTTGCTACTCTTGTTCCTGCTCGAAATGTCACGGTTACATCGGGCGGTTCGAGCGAAACGGGTAAAACTTTTACAATTACAGGGACCGCTACAGACGGTACAGCGGTTACTGAAGCCATAGCTGGACCCGGAGGAAGTGCCACGGTTTCAACCACCGCTCTGTTTGAGACAGTCACACAAGTAGCTGTTGATGCGGCGACGGCTGGAGCGGTAACAGTGGGTTCGGGAACTACGGTCAATCAGGTAGTGTTTGCGGGGCGTACTCGTTTACGCGGTATTTATATTGTAAATGCTGGCGCAGCAGGAGATTTAGACTTTAAAAACGGATCTTCTAACGGGGATACTGTGATGAAGCTAATGACCACTGGGACGGCCGCGACAGCGGATTATCCCGATATTCCGGACGAAGGCGTGTTGTGTGCGGATGGTGCGTATGTGAATTTTACCACTACTGATGTAACGGCTTTTACGGTGTTTTACAATTAATGCTTATTGAAGATGTTATCACGGACGAGATTAAAAGTTGGTCAAGCCAAGCTTTAGAGAAGATAAACCCTAATTTTGCAGGGTTATTATCTGGAGATTGGCCGGAAGATAAGGTGGGTATTGGTTTTAAAACTTGCCCTTCTTTTCAGGACTTAACCACTATTGTTTCTACATGGGACGATAAGCATGAATTGGTGGTTTTGGTAGATTTGGATTACATACAGGAGCGTGAAGTGTTTTATCAGCACGTTGACGGTCTTAATGAGGGGATTTCGCATGGGATATTTATAGAGAAGGATCTCTGGTTAATGGGGTTTCATCCTGATGATGAACCCGAAGAAAGAGTGTATGGGCATGATGATTTACTCAGTGCTATAGATACATCTTATGCCATGGTCTTTGTTCAAAGATTAAGTAAATTGCATGAGGCTTCGGAAAAACTAAAGAAAACAGGGTATTACCAGAAACACTCAGATCAATTTGATTTAATGGATATGTTAAGAGTACGTGAAACTTATTATCGGAGACTAAAAAATGGCTCGTAAAAAACAAGGTTATAACGCTCGATTGGATGAATCTTTAGGGTCCCGAAATAGCGGCACGAAGACCCAAAGCCTTAAATCACGTCGTGATGAAAGCAAAGGCACAGAAAAAGCAATGGGAAAGCGTGCTTATTCGGCTGTCTCAACTATGGATAAAGCGAATGGAGGGGCTGTTCGCAAGAGCAGGTCTACCTCTAGGTCTCGTAATCCTGAACTTACTCCACAGCATAAGCGGCTGGCAATGGGACAAAAAGTACCTCAAGGCACTTCTCCCGTAAACATTGGAGCAGCGGCTCCAAGTAAAAGGGGGTAGTTAATGGCTACTTCTGGGTCCACTAACTTCGAGTTAGATGTAGCGGAGTACGTCGAAGAAGCTTTTGAACGCTGTGGTAAAACGGTTCGTACTGGTTACGACCTTAAAACCGCAAAGCGTTCTTTAAACCTTTTGTTAGCGGAATGGGCTAATCGAGGCTTAAATCAGTGGACTATTGAAGAAACTACCGTGCCTTTAGCTGCCAATATACGGGTGTATCCTGGGGGCATATTAACCATGTCTGTTGCCGCTTCTGCGAGTTTCACTATTGGTGAAACTATCACAGGCAGTATAAGTGCAGCGACTTGTCAAATAACTAGCTTACCCACGGCAACCAGCTTTGCCATTACACTTCCTACAGGAACTTTTTCTAGTGGTGAAACGCTTACAGGCGGTACAAGCGGAACGACTACTACCCTTTCTGCGGCAGTTGATTTCCTAGATGTGCGAAGCACCATTGATATTCTTAGCGCGGTGTTACGGCGTAATAACACAGATTATTCTATTCCCAGAGTAAGTAGGGATGATTATTTAACTATCCCTAATAAAACAACGACGGGAAGAGTAGATCAGTTTTTTTTAAACAGGCTTGTTACGCCACAGCTTGAGCTGTGGCCTACTCCAGATAACAATACTGATATTATTGTTTATAACCGTCTTACCCGCATACAAGACGCAGATACTTTTACTAACACTCTTGAAGTGCCTTTTCGGTTTTACCCCTGCCTCACGGCGGGGTTAGCTTATTACCTATCACTTAAACTAGCTCCAGATCGTACCACCATGCTTAAAGGTTTGTATGAAGAGGAGTTTATTGTCGCGGCAACCGAAGACAGGGATCGGGCTTCTTTTACCATTCAACCTTCCATTGCTTATGCGAGGGTTAACTAATGGCTAAATTTGCGGCTGGCAAATATGCGTTAGGTATTTCAGATCGTTCTGGTTTTGCTTACAAACTTAATGAGATGCGCCTGGAGTGGACGGGTGCTTTAGTTGGCCCGGATGAATGGGAAAAGAAACAACCTCAACT